AGACAAAACAGTTTTAGATTTTGGTGGCATTGACAAATCTCTTGGTGATGCGTTTGGTAAAGTCGCATTTAAAGGCCAAATTAAGAACGAAGGCGCTGCCAACTATCTTGGCAAGGCTCAAGCAGAGATCGACAATTGGAAACAGTTAGACCCTGCTGAGTTTCACACGCCTGAAGGTTTAGACGCGCTAAAACAAAAGGTTGGTGACGTTCTTGAATCTATCCCTTTTGAGCAAAAAACAGCCCGTTCAGCGGTGGGTGATGTTTACAACGGAATCAAGAACGAAATCAAAAACCAAGCGCCAAAGTATGCAGACACAATGAGCGCATATAGCGAAGCAAGCAAGCTAACTAAAGAGATTGAGCAAGCGTTATCTCTTGGTCAAAAGGCGTCTGCTGACACTTCTATGCGTAAGCTGCAAAGTTTAATGCGTAACAACGCCAATACGAACTACGGAAATCGTATGGATTTGGCAGGAAAGTTAGAACAAGCTGGTGGACAACAAATAATGCCGGCATTGGCTGGCCAAGCATTGAACACATGGACACCAAGAGGTTTTCAAAGCCTTGCACAGTCACCTTTAGCTGCTATCGGTAGCTACGCGGCTGGTGGCGTTCCCGCTGCTGCTGCTAATTTTATTGGGACATCCCCAAGACTTGCAGGTGAGTTGTTTTACGGAGCTGGCAAGTTGGCTAAACCAAACGCAATGGTGGATGCTCTTAGACAGGGGGCTTATAAATCTGCTCCAGTATTAAGCGCAAGAGACTAGTAATCTCCTTTGTAGACCTAATAAGCTGAATACCAAGCACAACAAGCAAAATATTTGTAAGTTCAATCGAGTTCATGTTCTCTCCTAGTTTTAGCCCTTCGGGGCTATTTTTTCATCAACCATTTTATAAAGTAATACAGCAACAAAGCTATAAGTAAGTACATGATAAGCGCCTTTTCTTAAGTGACGCTTACAATTTTACCTAGTAACGTGCAAATTCTCCAAAATGCTTGATTGCTGCTTGTTTATAGGCTTCGTGAGCTTCTTCTGGTGTGTCAAAAAAGCCTAAATGAACAAGTTTTTTGTTTTTCTGAATCCTAGATTGAAACTTGCAAGTTCTTTTATAAAAAGAAACGCCTTTAAATCCAGTTGTATTGTTCTTTTGAATCTTTGTATTTCCTAGATTTTCACTTCTAGTTGCTAAACGTAAATTCTCTATTTTGTTGTTTGATGGGTTTCCATCTATGTGGTCAACATCATTTGTTGGCAATTCGCCATAATGCCAAAGCCAAATTACACGATGTAGTTGATATGATTTTTGGCAGATTGTTAATCTGAAATAATTTTTATTGTCTATTGACCCAGCTATTTTTTTATTGCTTTTTCTCACAAAGTAACCGTTTTCATCGTAGTCAAACAGTTGCTTAACTTGTTCTTGAGTAATCATAGTATTCCTAGCACCAACATTTTGAGAGAGGTTTGGAGGAGAGCTAACTCCAACATTTGTAAAGGACATTCGAGACTTCTCGAAGTCCTTATTAGTTAATGTAAACGCACTTTTTGGTACTTTTCATTAAGTTAGTAGCTCTTAACTGGCTATGTAGCGTAACTTGGTAAATTATTTTTACAAAAACAGCTAAAAAGCTATTGACAAGTAAATATGCGGCATACAACGTAAGTGATTACTAACTTGCGCTACAAACCGCATAAAGAGCCAATGTTAAGACCTACTAACTTGAGTGGTTAATTGGCATTGTTTCTATGGTATAGCGCAAAGCATGGCAAGCGTGTAAAATTGCGGTAATTGAGGCACTATGTCTCGTAACGGTAAAGGATAGCAAATGTCTCGTGACGGCAGTGGAAATTATGTAAGTCCATCAAATAGCTGGAATCCAGCCGTTTCAGGGCAGCAAGCGGTTTATAGCGATTGGCAGGACATTTTGAATGACCTAGTTGCCGCGCTTACTCAGTCTGTTAGCCGTGATGGTCAAACTGTAATGACTGGCAACCTGCAAATGGGTGGCAACAAGATCACTGGTCAAGGCGCTGGTACTGCAAGCGGTCAAGCATTGATTTATGAGCAATTGTTCAACCAAGGCACAGAGCAAGACTTAGCAAGTGCCGCTACTACCGACATTGGCGCACAGTTAACAAACTTCTTGCGCATCACTGGCTCGACAACAATTACATCGTTTGGCGCTAACTATAAAGGCCCACGATTCCTTCGTTTTGAGGGTGCTGTAACGCTGACAAATGGCTCTGCTTTGACATTGCCAGGCGGTGCAAACATTACTACTGCTGCTGGCGACTGCTTAATCGTTATTCCTCGCGCTACTTTAGGTACTGCTGATGGTTGGCAAGTGGTGGCGTATCAAAGTGCTTCTGTCAATCCGCAAAGTCCTACGTTGACTAACCTAACCGTAACAAACAGCATTAACGTGCCGAATACGTTTGGTTTCAAAAATCGTTTGATTAACGCGCAAGGTCTAATCAATCAGCGTGCTGTTTCAGGTACGGTTACATTGACTGCTGGCTCTTACGGGCATGATCGTTTTAAGGCAGGCTCTAGTGGTTGTACTTATACGTTTTCTACGTCAAACAACGTTACAACATTCACAATTTCTGCTGGCTCTTTGATTCAAGTTATCGAAGGATTGAACCTTGAATCAGGCTCGTACATTCTTTCTTGGACAGGTACTGCTCAAGGTCGTGTAGCTAGTGGTACTTATGGCGCAAGTGGCGTAACTGCTACTGTTGTTGGTGGTACAAACACAAGCATTGAATTTAACACTGGCACTTTGTCATTGCCTCAGTTTGAAAAAGGCGGCGTAGCAACATCGTTTGACTACCGACCGTATGGTACTGAGTTGGCTTTGTGTCAGCGGTACTTTGAGGTAGGGGATATTTTCCCAATTGGCTATGTATCTGTTGGTTCAAACTTTGGCGCAACAGCCCCATTCAAAGTAACGAAAAGAGCAAGTCCTACTATTGTGCAAACCAACACTTCAAACACCAATGTAAGTGCTACGCCGCAACAGACAACCATTACCGTTAATAGTTTTACATCATTTAGAACAGCAACGGCAACGGGAACAAATCAATACAGTGAAACATTTACCATTTCAGCGGAACTGTAATCATGTATAAACTTCTTAGAGATTTAGACGGAAGATCAAAATCTGTGCAACGACTACTTGACATGGCGTGTATTCCTTTTGATCCTGCCAATACAGACTACCAAGCCTATTTGCAATGGCTTAAAGCAGGTAATACACCACTTCCAGCATAAGGAGTAATCATGCTAACAGTTTTTAGTTTTCTAGGTGGCTCAGTATTCAGGATGCTTTGGGGAGAAATTTCCCACTGGCTAACTTCTCGCCAAGACCACTTGCACGAACTTGACCGTTTGAAGTTTCAAGCGGAGCAAGATGAAAAGCAACACGCTCGAAATCTTGAGGCAATTCGCGTACAGGCTGAGATTGGCGAAAAGATTATTCGTGTGCAGTCTGAGGCCGCAATTAACGAACTAGAGACGCAAGCATGGGCTAATGTTGTTGAATCGACCACTAAACAAACTGGTATTCAATGGCTAGATAGCTGGAACTCTGCCATTCGTCCGTTTGTGGCTACGTGGGCTATTGCAATGATTACGCTAGGTGAGTTTCACGTTATCGCCGCCATGACTGACAACGCTGTTTCTATCTGTTCGGCGGCTTTGGGTATTTACTTGGCTGACCGTAACTTAATGAAGCGTGGCAAGTAATGGATGCCGAAACACTAGCAAGGGCGCTAGAGTTTGTAGCGCGTGGTGGCGATAAGCACGAAGCTGTTAAGGTCGCTTCTACGCCAGAGCCAAAAGTAGAGGTAGAGCATAAGCCTATCGACTGCGTTGCTATTGCCGCCGAACTTGCTAAACGCTTTGAGGGGCTTTATCTAGTCCCATATCTCTGCCCTGCTGGTGTGCCTACTATCGGATACGGCGCTACCTATTACAAAGATGGTTCTCGTGTGAAGATGAGCGACCCAAAAATAACCAAAGCTGAAGCAGATGAATTATTGCAGTGGATGGTAAAAAAAGAGTACCTACCTGCTGTTTTAAAGTTCTGCCCTAATGTAGACAATGCAAAACGCTTGGCTATGCTGATCGACTTTGCTTTTAACCTTGGCAATGGTCGCCTTAAATCAAGCACCTTGCGTAAAAAGGTAAACGCAGACGATTGGGACGCTGTGCCTACGGAATTACGCAAGTGGACAATGGCTAACGGGAAACGTTTAAACGGGCTAGTTAAACGCTGTGAGGCTCGGGTTAGCCTAATCGTTTAAATCCACTCAGTAGAACACTTGCTCCAGCCTTTGCCTACTGGTTCGCAAGTAACCACTTTTTCTGGCTTGATAATCACTTGATCTGGTTCTAACCCTGCATCAAGCCATGCACCGAGAAAAAGCAGAGCAAGAGCCACTACGGTAGTTCCTAGCAAAACTAACATGGTGTAAAAAATCTCTTTCATGCTATTACTCCAAAATAAGTAAATGCGTTAAAGATAGCAGCAAATAAACCAATTACTCCAATTAATCGACTTGGTGTATTTGACCCGCCAAACGTGAAAATTGCACCTAAAAACATCAATAAAATTATTGAAGTTAATTTTATTGCTTCATTCATTTGTCTATCTCCTCAAGTTTTTGTTTAACCAGTTTGTCAATGCCTTCAAACAAAGGCTCTTTCATCAACTCGCGCAGTCTTTGCCGCGCATAGTCTTTCCAACCTTCAATCTGCGCCATTTGCACAATGATGTTGGCTTGGGTTTCTTTTATTTGCTCAAAGTCCATGCTGTAACCTTTTCCCTATCACACAAAGCATTTTGCAAAGGGTGATTGCAGTCTTTGAAAAGCAGATTTCCAAATCCATCAGCTTTTACTTTTCGCACTTGGTTGTAAATCATTACAAAAAACTCATGTGGCAAGTATGCTGGCACTTTTTCTTCAACAATCCATTCCATGTGATTTCTCCTAGTTATGAGTAAATCTTACGTTCTTATCAGCGCCAAAAGCATAGGCTAACTCAATAAGTTCTGTCATTTCAGTTACAGTCATTTTGCTGGTTGACGTACCCATCACCACAAACCCACCGTCAATTCCTGGACGTGTCTTTTGTTTTTTCACCGATGCCGTTAGCATTGTTTTCCAATCTTCACTAGTCAACTTTTCGCCATACCATTCAACCTGACGCGCTATGTCGTTCAAAACAGACCACATCAGCGAGTTTTGCTCAAGGCTTCGTGTTGGTGCTTTGATGCTTACACAATAGCCTTGTGGCGCTGTTTTAATGGCTTCTATGGCATTTGCTCTAGCTGCATCATGTGACAAAACAAAGTAGCTCATGAAATCTCAATCACGTCTTTGGCACGACTACGGATTCTGTCCGCTGTCTTTTTGATTGCCGTTTCGTACACGCTACGCGCAACACTTGTACGCTGTAAATCGTGCAGTTCGTGCAGCTCTTTAATGGCTCTAATGCCTTCACCAGTTAAAGCCAATCGACCTACCTTGTCAAAGCGTTCTTTGGCCTCTAAAAGCGCATCCTGTGCCTGTTTGCACAGTGGTAGCACTTCATCTTTGCCAATGCCCATGTGACACATTGTTTCACTAATGTTCAACACGTCTGCAATCCAGCGGAAATCCTCTGGTGTGCCTACGCCTTTTGTCATAGCGTCAATAGCGCATAACTCAGCCAATCGCAACTTATTAAGCGGCTTCTCGGCTGATACACACGCACCTGTAACCGCCATTTCTATGGGGTTAACAAGTGCGTATACCTTGCGGCGTGTGCGTTTACGCATTTTTCAATTCTTCGTTTTTCTTTTTAATGAAAGAACGCAAATTACTTGGTAACTTTGCCCAAAGGTAAAGTTTCTGTTCATTTTCTAAATTTTGATTTTGCAAATGCGTAAATGCTTCGTCTTTTTTGTCGTCTTTAAAAAGATCAATGATTTGAACAGAAAGTTCGCCAATAAACTCTTTTTCTTCTGCTGACAAATCTTCACCAGCTCCTTGGTTTGGAGTGATGATTATTTTTTCTTCTTCATCTGGCAAATCTTCGCCTTCGTAGATGTAAAGCGCAATGCCATGCAAAGCAATAGCCTTAACCAAACAGCGTTGCATAGCTTTGTTTACTTGATTTGCATCTGGGTTGGCAATAGCTTGGTTGCTCATGTTCATTACTGGCAAAAATGCAGTGCGAGAATGTCCAAAAGCTGTAACAGTGCAAAACACCATCATTGTCTCGCCAAACATTTGCGGCGCTTTAAATTCCCAATTAGCATCTTTGTCTTCTTGCAACAGCACATCAACGGCATACGCCCAAGAAAGATAGTTAAAACGACCCTTCTTTTTCATTTTGTCTAACACGCTGATTTTGCGTAACTCTGCAAATGTCTTCATTTCAATTCCTTGATTGTTGATATGTGTATTGTCTACACGATTCTTACAAATTGCTGACAACGCCAATCATTCTTAGCGCGGCTTCTGGCGAATCAATCCTGCAAAGAGTGCCGCCTGTCCAGTTAGCGAAAAAGTCTGTTTGTAGCTTGGTCAGCTTCTTTTTCTCGTTTGTCTTGATTTCTACCAAAAAAGTTTTATCCCCTACGCCAACGAGTAAATCTACTGGCAAGCCAATAATCCACACATAAGCACCTGCCGCACGAAGAGCTGAAACAATTTGCTCTTGATTGGCATCTACGCGTGCGGCTCGCCTCATTTAATAGGCTCCCATGCTTCGCCCTTAGTGTTCTTCAAACATTCCTCACAAGGATGCTTAGAAGCTGTCTGCAAGTAATATCTGCAATCAGAGCAATACCTTACCAATGGAATTACTGGTATTTTTGTCTCTGTGTAAACCAATCCTTTTTCTTCTTTCATTTTGTTTCCTTTGTGTTAATCCACCATACTGAACACTGACAACCACTAGGGCTAGGTTGTGTCCAATCCATCCGTTCTACCCATCCAGCCCGTTCTAGCTCTGCCATACGTCTAAAGACTTGCGCGGAATCTAGCCAAGCAAAACTTGTATTAGCAATTCCCCATGCTGTTAATGGGCCTTCTGCTAACAAAGTCTCATAAATATCAAAGTAATGCGAATCTAAATGCGCTCCAATAGAACGATAAGCATCAAGTGAATTTTTGTTCATATTTACGCCGCATTAAAAGAAGAACACACAATGCCTTGTTTTACGCTGTTATCAGCTTCACCAAGATATTGCACCATTACTTTGTCAATAGAATCGCACCAGTGATCTGTTATAGACCAATGACCGCCCCAATTAAATGGTTCTCCATTAAAAGGGTCTGCTGTTTTTGCTTCATCTTCTGTTTCGCAAGCAATTACAAATGAATCAAATTCATCGTAATCATGCTCATCTGTTCGTGATACTAAAAAAAGTTTCATGTTTACCCCTTATGTGTTGCAAAAAAGTACGGTTTATTGTGAAGCTCAAAATCTTTGCGAATTGGATTAGGGTCAATGTCAATTATTTTGCAATATGCTCCCATAAAGCTAGACGGATTTAAAAAGAAATCTTTATCACCATCTGCCCACGCCTGAACAAGAATTGCAATTACCAATTCTGCCTCTGGCGTACCTTTTGGCTCCAAATCTGCAAATCTTATCTTTAGATTCTCTGGCAACAATCGGCGCAGCATTTTTTGGAATTGCTGAATGTTTCCAAACTTGCGCCCTTGGTCGATTGCAAGCTGTTCTGTTTTGCTAATCATCGAAGAATCCAGCCATTAGCCAAGATAAAGGCAAATACTGCTCCGATTACAACAGCAGCAATAGCATCTTTAAATTTAATCATTCTTCATCCTTTGGGTAAACGTACCAAGAGCCATCTGAGTTTTGGCTAGTTTCAAGTTCAATCAATCCAAAATGAGCATATCCAGCTTCGTAAGCCATTTGCTCTGTTGGAAATGTCAGTCCTTCAAAATCAGTCATTTACGTGCCTCCATCATTGCATCTGCAATTGCGTATGCAGTTCGTTCTGCATAAGTTGTCCACCCGCCTATTGGTGTTGGGCCATTTGCAATAATTAATGCGCTAAGTGCTTTAGCCGCAAAGTAATCACGCAACGTCATACCAAGATAAATAAATCCTTCTCCATTTTGATCTCTTGCATCTTGTGGAAACGCTGGAAAATATGTTTGTTCTTGTTTATCAGTCATTGTTTTGCCTTTTTTAGTGCTTGGCTTATTTGATTTTTCCAAGCGTAATAACCACCTTCGTTAAGAACAGCTGCTTCACAAGCCTCTACTAACTCAGCATTGATAGCATCTAATCTGCGAAGTTCTGCAAATGAATCCTCAATAAACCACCGAGTAACCATGATTACATCATCTTCGGGGGATTCTTGATTTACTGCTATTTCTAATTGGTTTGCCAATCGTTCTGCTTCAGTCATTGAATCTCTCCTTTACTTGACGAACACAATCCATGTATTCCTCAACTGTTGCAATTTCATGGTGAAGCCAAGCAAAAGCCAAGGCGTTTAACAGAATCTCTTTCATTGCGCTTCCTCTGGTGTAAGTCCATCAAATTCATGTTCGCAAGAATCGCAGACACAGTACGTTTGCGAAGGGTCGCCATGACCTGGTTGCACAGAGTAAGCTGTATATTCCTCTGAGCCGCATTGTGGGCATTGTGTGGGTTTCATGCTGTCTCCTCAAGATATTTAAAACACGCATCTACAAAGTCGCGTTCTTCTTTTTTATCTACCAAGTGAGAAATCTCTTCAATTTCCTCACCATCCTTTGCAAATACAGCCATGTGGATACCTTCGCTAACCATGTCATCTTCATCGCGTGGTGTGTAGTCAAAAGCCAAGATAAGCGCACGACCTGCAATGACTTCATCAAAGCTCATTGGGTAGTTGTCGTATTCAAAGCTGAATTCAAAATCTAAAGGTGTCATGTCATTTCCTTGTTTGTTGATATGTGTACTTTAAAGCCACTTCCTTACAAAATACTTACTTGCACTAAAAAAGATAGTTTGCGCCACTTAAATTTTTAGCCTGTTTTCGTGCTACGCTAAAGTTTTTAGGAGTAGATATGAAATCTGAATTGCCAAATCTTCCACCAGAAACTCAATGGAAATATCGCACAACTGGATATACAGCTACACAAATGCGCGAATATGCGCTTTTGGTGGCTCGTAATGAGCGTGAAAAATGTGCATTTATTGCATTAAATGAGCCGCGTGTTTGGGATTATGACGCAAAAGACCCGCAACAAAGAATTGCTGAAAAAATTTTAGCCAGAAGCAAATGAAGCGCTCACCTATGAAACGTAGCCGCCCCAAGACTACAAAAATCCGTCAATCTGCCAGAGGCGAAGATTGCACCATCAACCTAGAAGGCGTGTGCAATTACGACACTGCTACTGTTGTTTGGTGTCATTCAAATCGAGCTTCAGACGGAAAAGGCATGGGGCGCAAAGCTGATGATGATCGCGGCGCTTATGGGTGCAGAAGTTGTCACGCGATTTATGATCGGCAAGAAAAGCGCCCTGACCACCTATCACTTGATGATGTAGAAGAAGCCTTTACGCTGGCAATGGAAAAAAGCCGCGCTATTCTTGCCAGTAAGGGTTTAGTCAGCTTGGATAACTAAACTGAAATTTTTAAGGAGAACGTATGAAAGAAATTTTAGGCATAGTGCTTTTGTTTTTTCTTTTTTATGGAGAACCAGACGTGTATGACGTATTGCATGAAAAAGTAATGGAAATGAAGGTAACAAAATGAACTTTGATACATGGTGGCAGACATGGCCTAAAAGCCCACGCAAGGGCGCTAAATCGCTAGTAAAGGCCAAATGGGACAAGATGAAGCTAGACACCCAAGCAGAGCAAATAATCGCTCATACGGCTTGGATGACTACAACAAACGATTGGAAAAAAGACAATGGTGCTTTTATTCCTGCGCCTCTTGTTTACATTAACCAGTTACGATGGGATGGAGCGGAAATCCCTGAAATGACAATCAACGTCAATGTTTCTTTTGTAGACCCTGCGTTAAAGAAGATGGATGAAGATGCAAAGAAAGCGGCTCCTATACCGAAAAACGTGCGTGAGATGCTTGAACGATTGAAAAAAGGGGTGTTGGTATGAATAAAGAAAAAATAATGGAATTTGCAGATGAATGTCAAATTTCAAGCGTGTGGGGTATGCAATTGGCTAAGTTTGCAAAACTTGTTTCAGAACATGAGCGAGAAGAATGTGCAAAATTATGTGATGAAGAAGCAAGTTTTGGAGGTAGTAACGGCAAAAAAGATGCTGGAGCAAGCAATTGTGCTGATTCAATTAGAAACAGAACCAAAAAAATAGCAGGTTTTGAAGTTGTTTTTAACGAGCAGTTGCCTGTTACAAAATTTGGCTTTTTTATTGAAAGACGAGGGGAAAATGAATGAGTTGGCTCTTTTCGCAGGCGCTGGTGGAGGATTGCTGGCATCAGAACTTATTGGATTCAAAACAGTATGTGCAGTTGAATTGGACTGGTATTGCAGATGCGTACTTGTCCAGCGACAGAATGATGGACTCTTTAAATCCAATTTTCCAATTTGGGATGACGTTCGTACATTTGACGGGAGAGCGTGGCGCGGGAGAATTGATGTCGTGTCTGGAGGATTTCCTTGTCAGGCTTACAGCAAAGCCGCAGCAGGAAAAAACAATGCCGATGATCTTTGGCCTGAAATGCAAAGAATCGTGGCAGATGTCGCTCCCAGGTACGTATTTGCCGAAAACGTCAGCAGAGTTGCAATTGACCAAGCCGCAGACGACCTTGAATCGATGGGTTATAAAACCAAAGCACTTGAACTTTCAGCGAAAGACATGGGTGCAGACCACATTCGGTCAAGATGTTGGCTATTTGCATACACCGACAACGATGGCGAACTTTTGCGCTCCTTCAATGCAAAAACACGCTGGATGCAGAAATTGGGTGAAAGTGTTTGGAAAGATTACCCCGAATCATTACGAATGGATGATGGGATGGCCAATAGGATGGACAGACTTAAAGCCATTGGAAATGGTCAATTACCAATTGTGGCAGCAGCAGCATGGAAAATTTTAAGTAATTAAACAACAGCCCAACCGTAAAAAAGTTGGGTTTTTTGTTGCACGATTGTTTTTTATATGTATAATCCATTGCACCTGAGAATTGGTAACTCTCAGTAGCTAACACACAGTGAAAACCGTGAACCCATTGGTGAGCGGGCTTCGTCAAAGCTAGGTTAAGGGGTGTGTTCCCTTTTTCTATGCGGCAACCAAGCCTAAAGCTCGTTCTCCAATGGGTTTTTTGCTTTTCAGCCGTTACACCCGATTGACTCGCGTAACGTAACTGGGCCTGAACATGGGCTGTTAAGTCAGAAAACACCGTACCAACAAATCGTAATTGGCCCTGTATTAATCGAGCCGCAGGGATGCCACAAGTTATGCGAGGTGGCAAGGAAACCGAGTCAAGCACGTAGGACGTAAGCGGTAAGCATGAGGATGCAAGGTGTACCGATAAAGCACCACTCGGATGGAAAGAGCATAGGGCTGAAAAGAACGTATTTTTGTTTCTTGAACCCCACTTGGTTGTTTGGTCATAGATTGAACAATGGAGAACTATCAGACACTCTACTGAGAAAGAAGGGTCATCTGGTGGTGGCTCGACCTATGGAGAAAAAGAAAATGAAAGTAAAAAAGAGGCTAAATCACAATCTTTTTAAGTAAAAGTAAGATTCAAGAAAGAAACAGCTTTTAAGATAGAGGCTCAACAAGGGGAATGAAATGACAGAAGCAGAACGATTGGCAAAAGAACTTGAAGAAGATTTCAATTTGTCATACCCAAGCGCAAGTATGTATGAAGCAGCCGCAGAGCTTCGCCGCTTACACGCTATCAATGCTGAGTTGGTAGAGGCTTTGAAAATAGGTGAGCAATTCATAAATATCGCTTCAGATTGGAATATAGATGAAGCCGAGATTAATGGAGAAATGATGTCAACTTATCACTGGCTTGATATTGTCAAAGAAGCACTAGAAAAGGCCAAACAATGAACGCACACCAAACACTAGACAAAGTCCGCGATGGCTTAGACCTAAGTTTTATGGAAATTACAGCCGCTTTGTTTGAGACAGGTGATCTCGTGGACAAATCTGACAAATACTGGTTACAACGCTCGATCTGCAACTTGCTTGAAAAATCACCAGATGGTTTAACTTCGTACAAGGTTGCTCGTGCCATTGGTATTAACCCTGATGTGGCTCGTAAGTCAATGTTTAGAAACAAGCGTGTTTACATTCATTCATGGGTGCATAGCCGAAGCGGTAGACCAGCAGCTATCTATAAATGCGTTTTAGAGGGGGTAGAAGCGCCCAAAGACGCAGAGATGATGACAGATAGCCAAGACAGAGATGAGCGCCTTAAAGCGATGGGATATGTGCTGCAAGGTTTAACTAAGTGGGTGGTGTTGCAATGATGTACAAAGAAACAGATTACACGGTAATGGTTGTAGGAATAGAAAAAACTGTTTGTGAGGACATTGCAAAAAGACAACAGCTTGGAATCAAGAAATACGGGGTTACGGTAGCTGATAATCCTTTGAAATTGAAAGAGTGGCTAACTCATGCCTATGAAGAAACGCTCGACAATGCGGTATATCTGCGCCGCGCAATCGCAGAAATTGAAAAATACGAGGAAATGAACAAATGACAATCGCAATCACAATCGCTGGCAACGTAAGCCAGTCGGCAGAAGTACGACACACGCCTAATGGTGACGCTGTGGCCACATGGTCAGTAGCAAGCAATCAAGGCAAAGACAAACCAGCCGTATTCCTTCGCTGTACTTTGTTTGGCAAACGAGCTGATTCGCAACTGCCTAGCTATATTGTAAAAGGTACGCCAATGACGGTTATCGGAACTTTGTCGCAAAACAAGTACAACGACAAAAAGACAGGCGAGGAAAAAACTTCATTTGAGGTGAGGGTAACTGAGGTTATTTTGCAAGGCGGCAAGCGTCAAGAAGAAGCGCCGCAACCAAAAGCAAAGCAAGCGCCACAATTTGACGATATTGATGATGACTTCCCATTCTGATTTGTAAGCAAGTAGTAAAGAATAGCCTCAATAATGGGGCTATCTTTAAAGGAGAAAACAAATGAGTAAAGAAGCAATGAAGCTGGCGCTTGAGGCGTTGAAAAAATTATGGCTACTTGGCGACCATGCAGGTGCTATTGCAAATCCAGCCATCAAAGCCCTAGAAGAAGCATTAGCCAAGCAAGAAAATCTAATCCCGTCGAATTCGACAGAATTAGAAAAGCAAGAGCAGGGTGAGCCTGTGGCGATGGAAAAAGTCTATGAAACCATCATTCATTGGGATGAAGGTGGTGGCAAACGGAGCCGCAGAGAACTGGCAAGACGCATTGAGGCGCTCTACACCACACAACAACTCAAGCCGCTGACGGATGAGCAGATTGAGGTAATCCGAATTAAGCAAGAGTTTTCTCAGTGGGGCATTAGCGAAGGTGCGTTTAAGTACGCATTCCGCGCAGCGGAAGCCGCCCATAAGATTGGGGTCAAGAAATGAAATTTAATTTAATGCCGCCAATTGAACGAGTGCGTGAGCTTTTGAGCTACTGCCCTGAGACTGGAATTTTCAAGTGGAAAAAATCAACAAGCAATAGGACGTTAGTTGGTAACAAGGCGGGATCGCCAAATAACAAAGGCTACATTGAAATAAAAATTGACGGAAAAAGATACAAGGCTCACAGGCTTGCATGGTTTTACGTCTATGGAGAAGACCCATTGCAAAGCGAGATTGACCACAAAGACCAGATCAAGAGCAACAACTCAATGGCAAATCTTCGGTTGGCAACAAGAAAACAAAACAACGAAAACATCCCAATACCAAGGAACAACACGTCAGGGCATAGGGGGGTTTCAAGATTAGACAAAAGTTGGGTTGCCTACATCTACCACAACAAAAAGAGGATTCATTTGGGCCATTTCAATGACATTAACTTGGCTATTCAAGCAAGAAAGCAAGCAGAGCAAAAGTTGTTTACGCATCATCACGGCATTAAGGAGTAAGACATGGCAAACGCTATTTTTACTGTCATGGGTGGGCTAGTTTTACTAATTGTCGGGTACGTTTTGGGGCGTTCGGATGAGCGTGAAGCTACCCTCGGCATAGCACCACAAGGAAACTCAAATGTTTGAATTTATTTACTACGTTCTGCCTGAGTTGGTTCTATTGCTTTGCGTGGTATTTTGGCTGTTTGGCTATCTCGCTGGGTTAAAAGCAGCAGCACAAGAAAGTTAAAAATGAAACAAAATCATAAAAATGTCTTGAAACGCCTAATCAACGGCGCAAGAGATGAAAAAAGCCTTACTCATGGTGGCGACTTAGACTTAGGTAATGCAGCTTTACACGTTGTTAGAAATCTTGAAGAATCACAGGCTTTAGGCTATTGCGTAAAGGTTGGCGAGGAGTGGATGCTCACAAACGCTGGCAAAACAGCTTTAAAAGTTGAAAAGCCAGCATTTAACAAAACGCGCATAACCAGTTGGTCGGTTGGTGGCGTATACAAAGGCGAGGACTTGCGCAGATTGGCTAATAGACCTGGGGCGTACCAATTTTTGAACATTCCAAGTTTGATGCACTATGGCCGCGTATACCGAAAGGATGCTGTATGAGAAAAGAAGCATTACATTTACTGATAGCAGCAAAGATGACAAGCAAAGAAGCATACAAAGAGGCGATAAACCTTTACTTTGCGGCTAATCTCATGGCATACGTCAAGGGTAATTTGTGAGAAAAGTCTTAAACAAGCCTATTGCAACAGACGACCAAGGAAACGAGGTCTATGTCTGCCAGTACTCAAAGAAGCCTATAACAACGGATAAAGCCGTATTCTTAGGCTCTTTGATGCCAAGCGTATCAGGGACTTATGTCTGCCATGAAGAAGGCAAAGAAGCCCGTAAGCAAAGTAAAAAGAACTTTGACGAAATGGATGCCAACTGCAACACTTGTAAGAACCTGATGCGCGTACACCATGAGAAACGTAAAGATGGATGTTTAGAAGGCGTATGCAAGATTCATGCCGTAAGGATTAAATTTCACCCTGATGATTGGATGGGTAATGAATGTTGGGAGCAGCGATGACAGATGATCGCTTAAACGAGCTAATGTGTCCGCAGCCTTCGGTGGTTGTAAGATCGTTAGCAAACGACCCTGATTACGTTAAATGCCCTAGATGCTGGCATTACACGCATGAAGGGTTGCATAACCATGATTGCCTATGTGATAGGTGTAGCATGGTAATGATGGAAGCATGGCCCGACCATGAAGCAACGCCAAAGATTAAAGCTAACTGGGAAGCGCAGAGGAAAAAATGGAACTGAAACACACACCAATACAAACAAATGAAGTAAAGCTAACTAGTGGCGCGTCACTTTGGGAAGCAACTACAACCATTGGAATACTGCCATGCCGCATAACAAATGAATGTGAGCGTATGGCTGTTAGATGGCTACAAGACTACATCAAGCGAACAACAGGCAAAGAAGCTGAGTTCAATGATTGGAAGCAAAAAGACGATAGATTCAATCCTGCTTTTAATGACCAAAAGGTCAGTAATTAATCCAAAAAAAGCCGTTATAATTCAATCACTTAGGAAAACCCTATGGAGAAAATATGGCAAAAGCTGGTAGACCAATGAATAAACTGCATCAAAACGATGTGAGAGCAAAGATTCAAGCAAGCCATTTGCTCAACATTCTTCACGATTGCGCTAACGGCGTAGAAGAATTGAAGCCTGACCGCATGAAGGCTATTGAGATTCTTTTGCGTAAGTCGCTGCCTGATCTAAGCGCAGTAGAGATAAGCGGCGATCAAGAGAATCCAGTTCAAACCGTCATTAAATGGCAGAAGTAAGAGAAATCGTCATCCCCTATGCGCCAAGGGATGTATTCGAGCCTTTTCATAGCCGTGATGAACGATGGGCTTGTCTTGTAGCGCACCGTAGAGCTGGAAAGACTGTTTCTTGTATCAATGACCTAATCCGCAGGGCTTTTGTTGATGGCAAGGAAAATGGACGCTATGCCTACATTGCTCCTTATCATTCTCAGGCCAAGTCAATTGCTTGGGACTATCTGCTGAGATACACAATAGACGTAAGGGTGACAGCTAACGCCTCTGAGCTATGGGTAGAGCTGTTAAATGGCGCAAGGATTCGCCTATTTGGTGCTGATAACGCTGATGCTCTGCGCGGTCTTTACCTAGATGGTGTGATTCTTGACGAATACGCCGATATGAAGCCAAGGGTATGGGGTGAGATTATTCGCCCATTGCTGGCAGACCGTAGGGGTTGGGCTGTGTTTATTGGCACACCAAAAGGGCATAACTCGTTCTATGAGATATGGAAGACCGCAAACGCTAGTGATAAGTGGTTTGCTGCTAGTGTTCGCGCTAGTACGTCTGGCCTGTTGCCACAAGAAGAATTGGAAGATGCCAAGCGCGGCATGACCGATGACCAATATGAGCAAGAGTTTGAGTGTTCGTTTGAAGCCGCTATTTTGGGCGCTTACTATGGCAAAGAACTAAAGGCATTGGAAGATCAAGGGCGCATCACAAAGGTTGAGTATGACCGAACATTGCCAGTGTTTACCGCTTGGGACTTGGGTTATCACGATGACACGGCTATTTGGTTCTATCAGGTAACTCATACTGAAATCCATGTGATTGATTTTTACAGTGGCTCTGGTCTTGCCATTGAGGACTATGCAAACGCTGTGAAGTCAAAGCCTTACAAGTATGGTCGCCACTATCTACCGCACGATGCAAGGGCTAAAACGCTTGCTAGTGGTGGAAAGTCTGTGATTGAACAGTTAGCAATGCACTTAGGAATCTCAAACCTAGCTATCGTGCCAAGCCTATCGGTGCAAGACGGTATTCAAGCCGCGCGTGTGATGTTGCCAAAAGTCTGGTTTGACAAGGAAAACTGCGAGGATGCTGTTGAGCTACTCAAGCAATATCAGCGTGAGTGGGATGAAGATAAAAAGACTTTCAGGGATAAACCAAGGCACGATTACACAAGCCACGCAGCCGACGGATTCCGTATGCTTGCTGTGTCATGGAAAGAAAACAAGGCTAAAACAGAAGAAAAACCCGACACTTTTGCGATAAAAGGCGATAAAATGGGGAAAATCACCACAATTCCTCTTGATGAGCTGTGGGCTGAAACAAGTAAAAGGGTTGACCGAATATGAGGCTCAATAAATGACAGTTTTAAAGATAGAGGGAAATATGGTGCAAACAGTTGATGCAACCGCTGGCTTACCCGCTGGCACTACATGGTCTAACGGCCTACCTTTTAACTCACTTGGACAGCTTTGCGTATCGTCAAACACTGTTCAAACATGGTCAGGCGGTGTTCCATTTGACATTAACGGCGCTGTTTGCTGTGATGGATTGGGTGGCACGACTATTCTTGTCCCTGCCATGAGCCTAGATTTCAGTACGGGTGTATTGGATAGCCGTGTGACGTTTACAAGGGCTAGTGGCGGTACAAGGGTGAATAGTTCGGGCGCTATCGAGCTGATGACTACTAACACGCCTCGCTTTGATTACGACCCAGTAACTCTAGCGGCTAAAGGACTGCTGATTGAGGAGCAGAGGACTAACTTGCTTACTTATTCAGAGCAGTTTGATAATGCTGTTTGGGTAAAAACAGCAGCTACTGTTACGGCTAATGCTGTTGCTTCGCCCGATGGGGCAACAACAGCAGATAAGCTAGTTGAGAGCGCAACAACTGGGGTTCACAGTGCCGATCAGAGTTCTACGTGCCCAGTTGGTACTTACACATTTACTGTATTTTTAAAAGCGGCAGAGCGTAGTTTTGCATTTGTCGGTATGAGTGACAACGTTTCTGCATTGACGGGTGCGTATGTTAATTTGACAAATGGTCAAGTAACTACAGCTCCAGCAGGGACTTGGACAAATCTATCTGCTTCCTCTGTAAATATGTCAAACGGATGGTGGAGATGCTCCGTTACTGCAACCCGAGTTGACGGTACAAATATTACTAATCGATGCTTGGTTTCAACTGGGGTAGGAACTACCTCATATGCAGGAAACGGCACAAGCGGCCTCTACATCTGGGGTGCTCAACTAGAAGCAGGCTCCTTTGCTACTTCATACATCCCAACAACAACAGCCCAAGCAACAAGAGCTGCTGACGTAGCTGTGATGACTGGTACTAACTTTAGTACTTGGTATTCACAAAGCCAAGGTACTGTATATGCACAGTTTGACAACTACACTACTTCAACATTTAAGGTTATCCAGTTTGATGATGGGACAAACTTTAATGCGCTTACTGGTAGCACAAGCCTTTCGCAAGTAAACAGCCCGTCAATGACTGTTACAGGTTTGGCTACTTATGTGCCAAATGTTGTTTACAAATCATCACATAGCTACAAACTAAATGACTTTTCTCACGTTGTTAATGGTGGAACTGTGGCAACAAATACAAGTGGAACTCCTGTAACGCCAACAACAGCACGTATTGGTTCTGGTGTAAGTGGACAATATTTGAATGGTCATATCAAAGTCATTAACTTTTTTAATACCGCACTTTCAAGCGTTCAACAACAGGCAATTACAGCATGAAAAACTTTTGGGACAAAGTAGAAAAAACAGATGGATGCTGGAACTGGAAAGCGTCTACAAACAGCCGTGGTTATGGTCAGTTAAAAATGCCAAACACACGCAAAAATGTATTAGCGCATAGACTTTCATACACTATGGCCTTTGGTGATATTAAGGATGGGTTGTTTGTTTGCCATAAATGCGACAACAGAACTTGTGTCAATCCAAATCATCTGTTTGTCGGTACTGCAAAAGAAAATATGCAAGACATGGATGCAAAAGGTCGGCGCGTAAAGGCTAACATGGCTGGAGTTAAAAATCCTAATGCAACGCTTGATGAAGACAAAGTAAAACTTTTAAAGTTGTTAAAGGATAAATTCCCCATGGAAAGCCTAATCAAAATATTTGGCGTAAAGAAAACGCAAATACACAGAATTATCAATGGTCAACAATGGAGCCACATTTAAGCATGAAAACCTATTACCTTCGTTGCATTGAATCAGACAAGCCACTTTTATTTAACTTGGCTCAAAAGCTAGGTTTATTGGTAGATGTTGACGGTGTACTAACTCCACAAGGTTGCACTTGGGACGAAGTGGGCTATATCCACGTTCCTACGGGCAAAACACTTGTTGTAGATGGTGTAGAAACGCCAGAAACAGCCCCTAGCGCCGATAAAAACGGTAAGAAGTACTGGCATATCAATTTGTTTGTTGAACCGCCATTAGAGCAGATTGCGGCAGAAATCTACGCCAAGACAAAGGACAAGACTATTGGCGCGGCAATGGCTGATATGGCACGTTTATTCGTGGCTGATGCTGATGGGCAACCTGTAGCACCTAAAGCCCCTGCGCGGGTGTTTCTGTGAGTACGTTTACAAGCCCTGCTCGTTTTGAACTGTTAGACGATGGTCTGACGTTTGAGATGCTTGAGCCGTTTGCTTACCATGTAGGCGACTACCCAAGCGAGGAAATCATCCTTGTGCCTAAAGGGTTTAAAACTGATTTAGCCTCTGTGCCTCGTATCTTTTGGAATATCGTTCCGCCGCATGGTAAATACGCAAAAGCAGCCATTGTTCACGACTATCTGTATGTAGAGGCGTACAAAACAAAAGAGTATGCCGACAATATCTTTTATGAAGCTATGGGCGTTTTGGGTGTGCCTGAGTGGAAGCGTACTGTCATGTATTTAGCTGTTAAACACTTTGGCAAGGGTAATTACAAATGAAGTACCTATTAGCTTTGGCTGTATTCCTTACGGGATGCACAACAATGGTTGAAGATAACAACCACACAAACCAATTCCCTGTGGTTAGCTGGATTACGCTTGAAAACCCTACTCATGTCTGTTCTATCTTGATTGGCAGAAAGACTGAGGCGTGTTCTATTCGTACAGCTTCGGGCTCGCGTTGCATTATCTTTACTGGCAAGATCACCAAAGAAGAATATCTAGGCCACGAAACTAAGCATTGTTTCAAAGGACAATTTCACTGATGGACAACTACATGAAAAAAGAGAAGAATCCCGTAGCTGAAGCACGCCGCTGGCATCAAGAGCTCAAACTCGCCAAGAAAGAAGACGCTGATTGGTGCAAACGTGCCAAGAAGATTGTTAAGCGTTACCGTGATGACCGCACCCAAGGCAATTCAGGCGTTAAGCGATATAACATCCTTTGGTCTAACGTGCAGACCGTTCTGCCTGCTTTGTATGGTCGTACACCACGCGCCCAAGTAGAGCGCCGCTGGAAAGACAAAGACCCAGTTTCACGTACTGCGGCAACCATCCTTGAACGTGCTTTGCAGTATGAGATTGACCACTACGGTGACTATGACTTCGCGGTAAAAGCTGCGGTGGGTGATCGTTTGTTGCCTGGTCGCGGTGTGGCTTGGGTGCGCTTTGACACTAAATCAGTGGAAACAGTCGAATCGCCTGAGATGCAAGCCGCAGAAGATTCTGCACCTGAGATGCAAGAAGGCTACGGTGAGCCAAGCGTAGAAATGTACGCTGGTCAGCCTGAAATCAACGTAGAAACAACGCCTGTTGACTATGTTTACTGGGAAGATTTCCGTTGTACTCCTGCCCGTACATGGGATGAGGTAACTTGGGTTGCTCGCCGTGTGTATATGACCAAAGACGCGGTAATTGAGCGTTTTGGCGAAGAATTCAGCGATGTAACACTGTCTCATGTGCCTACTGGCCTTGATGACCTAAAGTCTCAAGGTGTCAGCCAAGGCGAAATCGACCGCATGAAAAAGGCTGAGGTGTGGGAGATTTGGGACAAAGACGAGGAATGCGTCTATTGGATAGCCGATGGTTACGACAAACTGCTAGACCACAAAGATGACCCGTATGGCCTTGATGGTTTCTGGCCTTGTCCTAAACCTTTGTACGCTACTCAGACAACAGACCAATTGGTTCCCGTGCCTGATTACGCTCTGTATCAAGACCAAGCCGAGGAAATCGACAAGCTGACTAACCGCATTTCATTGTTGGTTGACGCTGTTAAGGTAGTCGGTGTTTATGACGCTTCTCAGCCTTCAATTCAACGTCTGCTGACAGAAGGCGTAGACAACACGCTGATTCCTGTGGATTCATGGGCGGCATTTAGCGAAAAAGGCGGCATTAAAGGCACTGTGGACTTCTTGCCTATCCAAGAGGTAATGCAAGCCCTAAACGAGTGCTATACAGCACGTGAAGCCGCTAAACAAGTGGTCTACGATGTAACGGGTCTATCTGACATTATTCGTGGCTCTAGCGTGGCTAGTGAGACTGCTACTGCACAACAGATCAAAGGCCAATACGCCTCTATGCGCTTAAAGCGTATGCAGCACGATGTAGCGGTGTTTGCTTCTGATTTGCTGAAGATCAAAGCGCAATTGATGTGCGACTTGTATAGCCCACAAAACCTGATCGAAATGTCGGGCATTATGGGTACGGATGACGCTCCTTATGCCGAGCAAGCTATCCAATTGATGAAGTCTGAGCCTGTGCGCTCTTTCCGCATTGAAGTGGCTTCTGATAGCCTGGTGGAGATGGACGAGGCTGGTGAAAAGGCTAGTCGTACAGAGTTTCTGCAAGCCTTTGGTCAAGCAATGGGACAAGCACTGCCTATCATCCAAGCCGCGCCTGAGTTTGCGCCTCTCATTGGTGAAACACTGCAATTCGTGGTGCGTACATTCAAAGGCGGTCGCCAACTCGAGAACGCGCTGGAAATGGCTATTGAGCAAGGTAAGCAGCCTAAACCTGAACAGCCAAACCCTGAGATGATGAAGGCCCAAGCGCAGCAACAGATGGAGCAAGCCAAGATGCAACAGGCCATGCAGTCTGAGCAAGCTCAAATGCAAATGGAACAGCAAAAAGCGGCACTGGCGCAACAACTTGAGCAAGCCAAACTGCAAGCACAAGCCGAATTGGAGCAATTCAAGGCACAAAATGCTATGCAATTGGAGCAAATGAAGCAAGCCGCAGAGACAGAACGCGCTACATACAAGGCGCAACTTGAGGCGCAGACAAAGCTAGAAATCGCTCAGATTAACGCTGACGCATCAAGCAAGCCACAAAATATGTTCCAAGTGGACAGTGGCGGCAAGTTTGATGAAATCGCCACTACTCTAAGTGAATCAGCCGCACAACAAGGCGCTGGTATCGCTGACGCTGTTAACACATTGGCCCAAGTATCAGCCGCGCTGGTTGGTGCAGTGGATGAGATGAAAAAGCCCAAACGCCGAGTGCTTGAACGTGACCCGATGACAGGTCGAGCAATTGGCGCTATCGAAATCAGTGAGTAACGCTAAAATACCCGCAATGCTTTAAACTTGCGGGAAATTTAATCAAATGGAACGCATAATGGAACCAACAACAACAGCAGCAGGCGGGTATCTTTTTAGCAAGGGTGCTGCCGCGCTATCTGCATTATTCGGGGGATTATCAGTGTCATTCTTTTATCAACCAAGTAAGTTGCATGAACACGGTAAGTTAGCCGCAGGCGCTATTGTTGGTGGTATCTCAGTCGGGGCAGGGTTTATGCTAGGTGGTATAGCTGCAAAGTCTATCGGCATGAATTTTGAAGATATTGACGTTGCACTGGGGCTAGGCTATGTTATTGGTATGCTTTCTGTTGGGATTATTGCTTGGGTCGCTAATTTTTTGGAAAAACGGGAAAAGAAGGACATTCTCGAAGTTTTCGATGAAGTCAAAGGAAAAGCCAAGCCAGAGCCAACCAAAAAAGTAACGCGCCGTGTTCGCGCTGGCGTTAAGAAATGAACGACAAAACACTAGCTTTTTGGTTAGCTTCAATGTTAATCATTGAGCTAATCGCTGTTGGCACTGTGTTTTTAATGGCTTTACACGGTGAACGCTACAAGTTGCCTACGTTTATCAAGGTGGCTTTGTTGGTGATGTGCTTTGGCCTATTGGTTCAGGTTATTCGCACAACTCACTTTTTTGAGTTTGGCAAATACCCGACAGACCGATATTTCCCGCTTTGGATTACAAAAGATATTGCGGCTTCAATGTTGATATTTTGGTACGCTATAAAGGGCTATAAATGATTATGCTGTTTGCACTTCTTACGATTGTTGACCTTGGCGGCGCTTTAATCATCTTTGCAGGGGCTTTGGGTGAGCGTATGCGCCTATACCCTACATGGCACAAATTAGGCTTGATGATGGCCTCGCTAGGGCTTGCAGCGCAGGGTGTGCGTAATATTCAGTTCATGGTTACGGGAGTTAGCCCGACTGATGCTGATTTGCCACTTTGGGCGCTTAAAGACTTAGGCATCGGGACAATCGCTTTTTTCTATTTGTACTTGGCGGTTACAAATGGCAAGCGTAACCGATAAGATAAAAGACTGGGCGGTAATAGTCGCCCTTGTTATGTCTGGCGTGACGGGCAAAGTCAGCTACGACAATCATGGCCTATCAATCGAGATTGAGAAGAAGGCTAAAGAGTTAGCGGCGGCACAAGAACAGGCTAATGGCTTTGCTCTAGCTGGTGTTTGCGACTAAAATAAGCTAACTAACGGAGCTTATATGCACTCAATATTGCAGGGTAGGTATTACGGGCGCAAAAAGCCGCCAAAGCCTGATGAAACTACACCAAAGGATAAAGAATAATGGCTATCAGCATCGTAATGACGGGAACGGCGCGAGGGGCTACGCTAACGAGTGGGCAGTCAACAATCGTTGTTTCCAATACTGGTTTAGTTGTCGGTGCAACCATTCAAGGCACTGGCATCCCGACTGGTACACGAATTGGCTCTATTAGCGGAACAACGATTGGCCTTGTCAATGCAAGCGGTGTTGCTGTAACGGCTACGGCAAGCGGAACGCAACAACTCATTTTTAGCTCTGTTTACGGCTCTACGCTGACTATCACAATGTCAGGCGCAACAGACTACGCAACGCCTCAAAACATTTATGACGCTGGTTTTGGCGTTATGTCGGACAACATTGCAAAGCGTGAGATTCTTTTTCCTGGTGGTTTAACAGTCATTTGGCAAGACATTGTTGCTGGTGCGGTGTTTGACTTCTTGAACTGGACGCTAGAGTTTGGTGTCGGTGGTCGCTGGCAGTTTGCAGGCGTTACGATTCTTGGTGAGCTTCGCGGCGGTTATTTGGTCAACGGTACTCAGTTTATGAAAACCGCTGGCCCTACGTTCTATTCAAACTCATGGAACAACGGCGGCGCTGGCGGCTCTAATATGTGGACAGGTACAGCGACGGGCGCGATGACGGGCAAGTTCCGTATGCACAATGTCCGCTTCGTGGAATATGCAGGCTCTAACGCCTCGTTCTACTTTGCTGCTGGTCGCATGGAGATGATTGTTGAAAACATGATTCTTGACCATCAAGGCGACAGTGCTGGTGCTAACGCTTCAATTGGTGCGGCTTATGGCACATTGAAGAACACTTACATCGTTAAGGCAAACTCTGGTATTAGTGCAACAAACGGCACTAACTTTGCTACGTTTGATGGTTTGTACTATGTGGGTAACTATCAATCAACGCCACAGCACAAGTTTTCAATGCCAAACGGCTTCACGCTTGACGGCTATGCTCCACAGGTTACATCGGCTCAGTTCTTAGGTGGATTTGCAAACAGCACGACAGAGACATATTCAAACATCAACCTAACAACGGCTGGATGGGGTTTAAATGACCTCAAAACAAAGTATCAGCGTTATGGTGGCCCTAATACGCTGAACTTTCCGCGCACGGTTGCATTTGAGTTCAACGATTCAACGGCAGCAAACTTGGCGAATGTTACGCTTTACATCAAGAGTGGCAGTACATCGGTCATTAACGCGGTGCAAGCTGGTGACTACTCAGCCAACACGCAAGCACTTATTCTGACTTGGACGACTACGACAACCTCGTACCGTGTGTGCGACAGTTTCACAGACACAATCGCACAAGTGGCGCAGGTTCGAAAGTATGGCTACATTGAACAATCGACTAGCTATTCACTGAACTTTGACGCTTACTCGCAACCGTTCTTTATGCTGACAGACGCATATTTGTCTAGCATTAGCGAAGCAACAGCATCGGCAATTACTACGGCTGGCATTAACTGGACAACGAAGACAATCACACCTACCGCTGATTTATCTTATGACCAAATTAACGCCCGTATTGCATGGGAATTGGCGCAGACCACAGGCAGCGCAAACGCTGACCCACGCACGTTATCAGGCGAAAACCTTTCTTTGGCAACGGGTTGGAGTTTGGTAGTCAATACAGGCCGCACAATTAGCGCTGGAACTGCAATCACATACTTCTACGCGCCTACCGTAACATTGAACGGCACAGGCAAAATTGCAGGTATTTATGCCTCTACTGCTGGTACATCAACAACATTTGAATTGAAAAACATTGCTGCTGGTTCATCAATCATTATTTATGACAGCACAGGCACAACAAAGCTATTTCAACAAGAGATAACGACAGGCGGCGATTTCCCGTATTACAGCGCCCCTGGCACTGCTGGCACTGGTAATTGGGCTATTGAGCGTTTTGGCTATCAGCGACAGTCAGGCTCTTTTGCGTTTAACACTGGCGGATATTTGTTCTATGAGCCTATCTATATCGAGGATGTGGGCATCACTGAAACCAATAAGGCAACGGTGGCGGCTTACACGGCTATTGAGACTTCTAGCAAGTTTTATGATCGTACAGCCTATTTCCGATTGTCAGAGCAAGGCATTAAGCTAGGCCAGATGGTTACTCGCTCGGGTACATCATTGGAAATCGGCACATTCAGCCACAAGATCAACAAAGACGCGGCCTCTGTTTACTCGGTGACAGGCTCTGTTATCACAACAAAGTCCACTAGCTACGCAGGTGATAGCAAGTATTCGACTGAGATTGCAACTCCACCCGCAACTATCACTGCTAACACTACCGAAGTTCTGACTATCGCCATTGAAGATGCAAACGGCAACAGTTCTGTTACTTTGAACGGTGGTGACGGTACGTTTGAATTGTGGAAGGTTACAACTTCAACTCCTACTGCTGACTACGCCACAGGAACATTGCTGGCTACTGTCGGAAACGTGACATATCGCTTTATTGGCGTGTCAGGATTTGATATTGTGGGTGTGGATACAAACTCCAACATTCGCCGCCGTACATCAATGTCAAAGGGTGTTTATACCCAAGCGTTCTATGTAGGGGAGCAAATTCAGCTCGCAGAAGCTCCTGAAGTCATAGAGATTTTGACTAAGGTTGAAATCATGCAGATTAATGTAAATGAAATTCAGGCAAAAACAGACAACATGACGTTCACAATACCAAATGTTATTGATTCAAACATTCAGTACGTGAATGACATTGAAGTCAAGGGTACAGGTGAGGACAATGACCCATGGAACCCCGTTGATTAATCAATATGGGCAAACTCCCCATGAAGTTCTTTCGCTTTCTTGCAATAGGCTTCATGGGCTTCTTGGGCTGTATTAAACACGCCGATATGAATGTATTTCCCGTTAACCGTAATGGTGGCTCTAAACTTTCGTTTGTTGTATGTCGAATAACTGACGCCTTTCAAGCCGTGGCAATTAGCGTCAGACTTGCGGTTCATATTGTTTTGCGAGTATGTGGCGGCTCTAAGGTTTTCAATTCGATTGTCGTCTTTGATGCCGTTAATGTGGTCAATCGTTTCTGGCAACCATCCATGATGCCAAAGAAATATGATTCGATGTGCAGGAATGGGGCACTTCTTAAGCAAAACTATGACATAGCCATTTGCAAACTTGCACCCAGCTCGCTGGCCTATTTTGATTCGGCTAAATTGGCTAGTTTTCTTTTTCCAAATAAGACCGCCTTCTGGTGGACAATCAAAGATTTCTCGGACATATTCTTGCGAAATAGTAGAATCGTATTTGCTCATGCTGTTGCACTCCTTTGCAATGGTTTGGGAAGTAACAAAGCGGGATTGCACTCTCGCTCTGTTGCGCCAAGTATATCATGGGTGATTAAAAATGGCTAGTGCATGGGGTAAATCGTGGGGCTTATCTTGGCTGAATAGCTGGGGGACAGCCGTAACCCCGCCACAACCCGATCAGCATGACGGCGGCTATATTCCCGAGCATCTCCTGCGCTGGTGGAAGAAACAGCACGAAAAGAAAAAGCCAACACTTGCCGAAGTAATCGAAGCGGTACAAGAAAACCCTGTTGAGGCGTTAAAAGCAGTACCAGAGGCGCGTAAGCAATTCCAAGGCATTGATTACTCAAAAGTATCGAATAACGCAGAGATGGCGCTATTCATTGCAAAACAGCTTATAATCACGCTAGAACTTCGCCGTATACGTGATGAAGAAGATGAAACTGAAGCAGTTATGCTGTTATTAATGTGAGGTAAACCCTTATGAAATACTCAGATGGCGGCAAGGGCAGCGACCAACGCCCAACAGATAAAGACGCCTTCGACAAAGGCTTTGATGCTATTTTCGGCAACAAACGCGCAGAGCGTGGCTCTTTTGTATTTGACAAAGAGACTAATAAGCTAATCCCTAAATCTGAATATTACGGCTCAAGTGACGTAAACGCTCCGATGGTGATGAACGATATTGCTGGCTATAAATCCATGCAAACAGGCGAATGGATTAGCTCACGCTCTCAGCACCGTGAACATTTGAAAGCTCATCGACTTGTTGAGGTCGGCAATGAAATCAAAGCCCATACAACCAAACAAGCGCCAAAAGTAGACCGTGAACAAATCCGTAGGGATATTCATACGTCAATGCAAAAACTGGGTTATTGATGAAGCGATATTACCTAGACTGTGAATTTGACGGGTTTCACGGCCCGTTACTGTCTATGGCGTTATCTGGTGAAGATGAATGGTATGAGTGCCTTGTTAACCCAATAAGAGACATTTGGGCTATTAACAACGTAGTCATTGATAAACGCCCTCTTTGTCTGTACGACTTTCAGCAATCGCTATATGAATTCTTGGCAAAACATGATGAAGTTGAAATTGTGGCCGATTGGCCTGATGACATTCGCCATTTTTGTGAATCATTGATTGTTGGCACTGGCAGCGCCATTAAAACGCCAAAAATACATTTTGTACTTGATAGATCAATCAAGATTAAGTCAGTACACCATGCCCTGCACGATGCAAGGCTACTAAAAGTTTCTCAACAACCTTAGGAAAACCCTAATATGTCAGACGATCTCCGCGCAGCACTTGAGGCCGCTTTTGAAAAAAACGAAACAGAGGTGTCCCAAGATACCAATGTAGTCAATGAACCTGACACGGAGCTTACAAATGAGCAACCCCGTGATGATTCAGGTAAGTTTTCCGCAAAGGAAACGCAAGAAGCCCAAAGCGAGCCTATTGCACCGCCTACTGCTGAACCAGAGATCAAAGCGCCCTCTAGTTGGAAGCCTGAAGCTAAAGAGGCTTACATCAAGGCAGAGCGTGGTGAGCAATTAACCCCGCAAGAGATTAAATTACTCACTGCTGAGGCTAATCGCCGTGAAGCTGACTATCACAAGGGTTTAGAAGGCTATAAAACACACGCACAACGCGCCCGTGAATTTGAGCAAGCGTTACAGCCTTATCAGCAAACTATTCAGCAAATGGGCTTAGACGGCCCTACTGCTGCGGCTCGTATGCTTCAAGTTGAACATACTCTGCGATATTCAGACCCCGCTACAAAAGCGGCTATGTTGAATAAGATTGCGCAGGATTACGGTATTGATTTAGGCATGGCGCAAGAAGTGCCACAACAAGACCCACAAACACAGTATTTAATGAGCCAATTGAGGGAGTTGCAACAAACTCAGCAAATGTGGCAAAATACTATCCAACAGCAAGAAAGAGAAAAAGCTAACTATGAGTTAACGAATTTCTCAAGTAATGGTGATAAAACGCACTTCGAGGCAGTGCGGAACGATATGGCGGATTTGCTGGAAAGCGGAAAAGCCCAATCGTTAGAACAAGCCTACGAAATGGCTATCTGGATGCGTCCTGATGTTAGGCAAACCCTAATCGAACAGCAACGGATTGAAGCTCAGAAGAAGTTTGAAGAACAGCAACGTACACAACGCGCAAAAACTGCGAGTATTAGTGTCAAAGGTAGTTCTCCTAGTTCTGGCGGGTCTCAGCCCCAAGGTGGGTCTTTGCGAGATATTCTCGCTGCCCAATTTGCTAAGTAAGAGGTAATATGAACCAATCAGGTATTTACAAGATAGTTAATATCAAAAATAGTAAATGCTATGTTGGTTCAGCTGTAAATATTAAACGCAGGTGGGCTGAACACAAGTCTTACCTGCGTGGAAATAAACACCACAGCAAACACTTACAAAGAGCATATGAAATATATGGCGAGGATTCTTTTTTGTTTGAAATTGTTGAGCTTGTAGAGCCACAGTTTTTAATTGAAAGGGAGCAGCATTGGATTGATATCTTGTCAGCTTATGGTAAGAATGGATACAATGCGAATCCTAAAGCCAATTCAAGTCTTGGCATTATTAGAAGTAGCGAAACCCGCGAAAAAATAAGCCAAAGCAAGAAGGGCGGTATTCCTTGGAATAAAGGAATTAAGACTGGTTCTCAGACACCTGAGTTGGTCGAAAGGCGAGTCGGTTCTAGACGCGGCATCAGAATACCTGATGAAGTGAAAGAAAAGATAAGCAAAACTAAGCGGGAAAGCGGCGTAAAGCCAACACCTGCTGCACTAGCTAAGTCTATTGAAATCCGTAAGCAAAATGCAGAGTTAAGAAAGCATGGATTACTCCAGCCTCTTTACGATGATGAGCAAAGGAAAAAAGTAGGCGCAGCTATAAGCGCGGCTAAGAAAGCAGCATTTGCGGCTAGAAAAGCGGCTCAACTTTTGAACTCTTAAAGGAAATTTCATGGCAACCTTTGCAAATATTAGTGATGTAATCACTACCACAATTCAGTCCCGTTCAGGCTCTCTGGCGGATTCCGTAACCAAAAACAACGCTTTGTTGATGAAGCTGAAACAGCGCGGCAACGTGAAAACTGTTTCTGGCGGCAACGTCATCATGCAAGAGTTGATGTATAACGATGCTAATACTCTGAACGCTGCTTTTTACAGCGGTTACGATACCATCGACATTACTCCTAATAGCCCTATCAGTGCTGCACAGTTTGATTTGAAACAAGCCTCGGCTGCTATTTCGATCTCTGGCTTTGAAATGTTGCAAAACAGCGGTACAGAGCAAATCATTGATATGCTTGAAGGCCGTATTCAAATTGCAGAAGCCCAATTGCAAAACAAAATCTCAGCATCTATCTATTCTGATGGTACTGGCGATGGCGGTAAAGAATTGGTCGGCTTGCAAGCAATGATCTCCAAAACGCCTACCACTGGTACGTACGGTGGTATCAACCGCGCTAACTGGGCTTTCTGGCGTAACGTGGCATTTGATGCAACTACCGATGGTGGTGCTGCTGCTTCTTCTGCCAACATCCAAAGCTACATGAACCGTGTTGCTGTTCAGACCGTTCGCGGTACTGATCGTCCCGACATGATTGTTGCTGATAACAACTACTACCGTTATTTCTTGGAATCGTTGCAAGCTATCCAGCGCGTGACTTCTGAGGACAGCGCGGCTGCTGGTTTCACTTCGATCAAGTACATGGGTGCTGGCTTGAACTGTGATGTGTTCTTGGATGGTGGCATCGGTGGTTCTATCCCCACTAACACCATGTACTTCATCAACACCAAGTACACATTCTTCCGCCCACACAAAGACCGCAACTTTGTGGCTATCGGTGGCGATCGTCAGTCTGTGAACCAAGACGCTACTACCCGTTTGATCGGCTGGGCTGGTGCATTGACTTGCTCTGGCGCTCAGTTCAACGCAGTCCTCAGCGATTGATAACGAAGGGGCTTCGGCCCTTTCTTTTGTAACTTTTTAAAGGAAATAATCATGGCTACTCCATTTTCCCGCACCCCTTCGATTGGTGCTGATCTCAAAGGCATTACTTTGGCTGCTGACATTGCTGCTGGCAAAGTGACTGATGCTGCTCTCGGTTCTCAAGTTTGGGGCTCTGACGGTAAGTTGTATGTGTACGGTCAAGCTAACGCTTCGATCTCTGCATCTACCACTGCTTGCACTGTGAACGCAACAACCTTTTTGGTTACTGCGTCTGGTGGTTCGTACACTAGCCCTGCTGTTGCAATGGCTTCTGGCGATCGCGCTTGGTTTGCTAAGGCATCGGTCTAATCATGGCTATCCCAAGCAGAATCCAAGGTACTGGCATCGGCCCGTTTACTGCTCAAGCTATCAGTGGCGATCACGCTGATAACTTGGTAGCTACGGGTACGACACAAGCTGACGCATTGGCTTTGAACTCTGTTTATTCAATCGT